ATGATGGTAGGTTTACTATTGAGGTGACACTATGCTTGAAATGCTAGTGGTTGCCAACTCTGCTTTTGCAATTATAAAACAAACAATACAAAATGGCAGGGAATTATCTTCAGCAGGTGCAGCAATCTCCAAGTTTGTTAGTGCCGAAGAACAACTCAAACAAGATTTACACAAAAAAAAGAACAGTATTTGGACTAACTTTCTAGGTAAAGAAGACAATGACCTAGAAGAGTTTATGGCTCTTGAAGAGATACGAGTTAAGAACGAACAACTCAGAGAGTTCATGCAGTTATATGGCAGAGCAGGTTTGTACAATGACTATGTATCTTACTGTGCTGATGCACGCAAAGCTAGAAGAGAAGCTAGAATTAACGCAGAGAAACGTAAAGAAAAGATAAAAGAAACAGTAATGAAAGTTGTACTAGCTATACTTATTACTGCTTTATTATCAGGTGTTGTTACAGTACTAGCAATCATAGCCAAAAAGAAAGGTATCATATGACAGCCTTTTTACTTGCTTGCACATTAAATGGTATTGTTAATGGTGGTATATATTTTAAGAATGTGAACGTGTGTATACATTACAAAGATGTATTAGATAACCAAACATTTATGAAAGGTGATGAGCCACAAACATATGAGTGTATATGTAAACTCGTACCTTTTGTAGATACAGATAAAGTAAAGGTGTACTAATGGTTACAGTTGAACAGTTTCTTAAATGGAAAATACTACCAAGATGTATGATGCTTGCTAGTACAGTCATGTCATGGAGATGTGCTGAATGGTTCATGGATTTAGATGCACCTACAGCAGCACAGTCAGCATTTGTATCTGTGGTTATGGGTGTAATGACAGGTGTGTTTGGTATATGGATGGGTCACGAACATAAGGAGCATAAGTAATGTTAACTGCATTGATAGGGCCAGTAAGTAATTTACTCGGTAAGTTTATAGAAGACAAAGACATGAAGAATAAGTTGGCACATGAGGTGGCAACTATGGCTGAGAACCACGCACAAGAACTAGCTAAAGGTCAGCTTGAAATCAACAAAGCAGAAGCACAACATAAGTCAATCTTTGTTGCGGGGTGGAGGCCATTCATAGGTTGGACTTGTGGTGTAGCACTATGTTGGCATTTTGTATTAGCACCAATAACAATATTCTTGTGTGCTTATATTGGAGTTGCTATACCTGAGTTACCTACATTTGACATGGGATCATTGATGACAGTGTTGATGGGTATGTTAGGTTTAGGTGGACTTAGAACATATGAAAAGCAAAAGGGATTGACAAAATGAATATGGAGGAATTTAAAAAAGAGATCATTGAAGATGAAGGTGTTAAGCACGAAGTCTATCTTGATCACTTAGGACTACCTACTATGGGAGTAGGACATCTTATTACAGAATGGGATGAAGAATATGAAAAGCCTGTGGGTACTCCTGTATCTGAAGAGCGAGTAGAGAATTGTTTGAAGCAAGACATACACGTTACCATTGATGAATGTAAGAAACTTTACGAAGACTTTGATGTACTACCAGTAGATGTGCAACATGTCATTGCCAACATGATGTTTAATATGGGTAGACCAAGACTATCTAAATTTAAAAACATGAAAAAAGCAGTGGATCAACGTGATTGGTTTGAAGCTGCATACGAAATGACTAACTCTAGGTGGTATAAACAAGTGCCAAATAGGGCAGGTCGTTTAGTGGTACGTATGCAAAACGTACAGACGTAAAGATATTATTTGGTTACAATCATACAGCAGGGGTGCGTTACCCCTACTGTACGGCTCTTAAATCAAGAGTTTTTTTGCACACTTTTTAAATATTGCTCGTGTCTGTGCCAAGCAGCATCTTCATGTAGATTTGCCATGCCATCTTGGTAATCTTTTTCTTCTTGCTCTAGCAAAACTGCATCACGAACATCTTCAGCATTAAAATCTTTTGGTTTGTGTACATTTAAATACCTAACTAGTTGCCCACGACCTGCTCTACCTTTTCTGGTAGTGCCATCTGTGTAGATGTGTCCTTTCATTTCTAGTTGTTTGTATCTTGGTGTGATGCTACCCTCTCGGTATTGGGGATTACTTTTGCTTTGGTGCAAGTAATCCCATACCTCGTCGTGTGTAGCACCATTCTTGCCATGTGCTTTGATGGCATCTAGTACGATACGTTCTAGTCTGTTAGTGTCCATGCTTTGTGCAGCCTCATGTGAGGTTCTTGGATCTGTGTTTCTAGCTTTGCCTATCATTGTTATCTCCTATTAAAATGGTATTTCGACGTCATCATCTATATGAACGTCTGTTGTTTGACTGTTACTGAATCCGTCAGTACGTGGTGTTGAGTCACCAACACGACAAGACAAGAACTTAGTACTGCCATCTTTCGATACAGTTTTCCAAGCAGCTATCCTACGTTTCTCTTGACCATTAAATTGTACTGGCCCTGAGAAGTCAGGTGCTTTCTCGTTTGTCTTTTCGTTCTCGTACATAGTACCAACCTTTTGATATACATCTCGTGCAATCTTACCATCAGGCAATGCTGATTTAATTACAACTATTCTGTATTCATTTCGGCTGCTATCCATCTTGCCTTGCACAAGCAGACTTTCATCTGCTCGTGGTTTGAATAGGCTACCTCTGTCTGTGTTATCATAGTCCATCGTCATGTTCTCCTTGTGATGATTTAATGTTTCCAGTTTTGATTGAAGGCTTGCTTGCCAAGTTACCATCGTCATCTTCAGATGGTAATCCGTACACACTCTGCAAAGTGTATCTCTTTAAGTATGTTATCGCTGCTCCCAGTTTTTGTGGGTTCTGTAGTGAAGCAGGTTGTAATATAATAGGACACTCTGATACATATGTATTGTCATCATTTATTTGATGAACAGTAGTACGTACTGCAGGTACTGGCACTTCATGTTCTCCATGAAATACGTATGTAATTTCTTGAGTAAAGTACAAACCAAATTGATTACCTTGATTTACTGCTTCTATTACAGCTTCCAAAGTAGCATAGTTACTATGAAAGTGTGGGTTCTTACCATCTTTGTTTGCACTGATGGATAGTTTTTGAAACTCATGCATAGCAGTTTTTAAGTTGTACTCTTTACTTGGAACTGCTTTCTTGATATTAGTTTTATTGTCTGTCATGTCGACCTCCAGATGTTATAGATAATAAAGGGTAAGTAGGGATCGGCTTACCCTTTTTTAGTTACACGTACCGATCCACGTTTGTCTCTCTTTACTGCGATCAGATCATTGTATACCTCCCTTTCATTCGGTCTGATCTCTTCTCTCAAGGCTTTCTTTGCAGCCTCAAATGTTTTTGCAGCATCTTCATGTTGCAAATATTGTTGTGTATATTCTGTAAAGCTATTGCTTTGTGATGCATCTCGTGCAGTCATCTTGTTGATAGGAACACTATCAATGTATGAAGATGTATTACGTCTGAGTACATCATTATTATAATTAGCATCATCAGGTTCTGTGTTGTGAATTATATGTTCCCAAAACAATTTGATTTGATCTTGCATATTACTTAGATATTCTTCTGATGGATATACCTCTACTGCTTTCCATTGATTACCAAATATAACCGAGAATACCATCTTGTTTAGTTTAGCAATCCATATGTAGAACTGTAGTTGTGGCATATAGTACTCAAGCATTTTATCCATAGTATTATAGGAGTATGTATGCTTGCACTCGATACCAATGTATTCAATCTCATCTTCAGCATTAGTGCCTGAGAAACCATCAAGTGTACCTGTTAATTTAATTGAACCATACTGCATTTGACGAGCAGCTTGTTTGTTAAACTTCAGCATATAATTATCTTCAGCCCATTTGATATTGAAATCTTCTGTGGCTAATCCAAGTTGCACATTGAATTGGAAAGACAGATTAGGTCTGCCTTGCAAACCTTTCTTGATTCTCCATAACTTATTCCAGTTCCCATTCATAATATCTATCATGTCTGAGCCACGAATGAAGTCTTCAATGTATGGCGATTGGGTAGGGTTGATTGTGCTAACTGTCATATTGACCTCCACGTTCTTAAGTTAGTTGCTATCAGCCTAATCTATTTATGTAAATAAATCAAGCACTTAAATATTTATTATGATCATTTTTATCTGAGTAAGTTGCTACTTTGCTAAGTATGTTATCTACTAATTGAACACGTCTATTGTAAGATGTGTCAGTATATTTGATAAACTCAGCTAGTGATGGAAAGAATGTACTGGTTCTACATATCTCGTCACACGCAGCCTTAAGTATATCAGCAGGTATATGAGACATTTTACTAGCATACACTCTGCACTTCAAAGCTAAGTCTGCTTCAGTAAGTCTTGCT